TTAATGGTTGCTAAAGTAGAACCACCACTTGAGTCTTTTAAAACAACAGATCCTGCAGTAGCATCACCTACGATATACATAGATAATACTCTAGCTGAACTTGATGCAACATCACCCGTAGCAGTAATAGTTGAAGTAGATACTCCTTCGGTTGTATAGATCATACCCATACTAACCTCTATAAGTTTCTATTTTGTATATACTCTACAGTTAAAACCCCTGCGCCGTTTCCAGCTCCTGGAGAAATGAAAACAATAGTAACGTCAGATGTACCAACGTCTTTCCAGTTTGCTTCTGTACCAGTTGTAGCGGCAGTCATGTTAACTAAACCAGCTGTAGCGCAGTTCATTCCATCAACGTATAAATCTGTATCAGTTGAAATACCAACATCAAGTGTATTTGTGCCATTATCAAAAGCAGTAGTTACTAAACACTTTATGTCTACTATTTGTGAATTAGCAGGAATAATAATTGAAGTTGTGCCAAACGCATTTACTTCAGTTACTTCTGCTGATTGTGCCATAACAACAAACCCTGTGTTTGTGCCTGCGCCTTCTCTTATAGTACCAGCTTTAACTGGTCCCGAAAATGTAGTTGTACCCATGTCAACCTCCTTGTAGTTGTCTTGTTAAGTCTTGAGTAAATTGCATTGTAAAATAAAAAAGGCGCTCTTACAAGCGCCTTCTTTACTCTGGGAGGATCCAGTATTTTTTACGAACCTTGTGAAGCGTAGACAGCTCTAGGATCTGAGTAACCAAAGCTGTATCTCTCTCTAGCTTTGTATCTCATATTTCCTGTGTCAAAATCACCTTCCATGCCAGTAGCAAGTGGTGCTCTTACAAAGTGTTTAAATCCATTAGGACAATCTGTTTTAATGAAGTATGCATCCGTATCCGTTAGATAATGGTTAACTGTGTAACCACCTGGTAGCATCCCCATATTTTTCAGAGCGTTAATGTCATTGTCAGCAGTACCAACTCTGAGTGTGGATTCTAAGATCCTATCAGCTACAAACTGCAAGTTAACAGGAATAATTAATTTCTGTCCTTTCATTGCAATTTTTAACCCTCTTTCGTCGATAAAACCAGCAATGTCAATCATCGCTTGTTCTAATGAAGTTTCGTTAAGGTCTGCATCAGTAGCACTTCTGTTTGAAAAAGTACCACCTAGTGCTGTTGGGTGAGCAGTGTTAGCTAATGTAACGCCGTCTCCACCAGTTACTGTGAACGCATTATTTAATACGTTAGCACCCCTAACTTGTTTTGTGTAAGCCATAGATCTTGCTAAGGCTTTTGTATATCTAGAAGATAAAGTATCGTATAAGTTGTCTTCGACAGCTTCCTCAGTTAATGCAAATGCTAAAGCAATTGTATCATGAGTGTATCTAGCAGTAAAAGATTCAGAAGCGGTATCAAAACCAACTGCTGATCCTTCTGCTTTTACATTAGCTTGGCCAAATCCAACTAACATTACTTCTTCTTCAAAAGCTCTATCACTTGACTCTTGGTCAAATATTTGAGCTGCTTCGTTTTCGTAGCGTGCGTACTCCAAACCGAACAAGGCATTCAAACCAGGTTCTAGTTCTTTGGCAAGCTGTGCTCTATTAATAGCCATATCCTAATCTCCTATATTCCTGATGTTGAGTCCATGAAATGAACGTTAAGTTTTACGATCGCTAATCGACCTGCTACAGTTTTATCAACTGCACCTTCTGCTACTGAAGCTTCATCATCAAAACCTACAATTTTACAATTTAATGCTGCACCAGGTGCTGCAATAGTTGCTGTAGCTAGTTCTCCTAAAGAATAACCACTTGTATTAGTTCCTGTGATTGCTGTTGCAAAATTTGCATTAGCAAAAAGAGCGCTATCTGGTAACGCACCATCTGCATTAATAACAAATAATGCATGAGGATTGTCAGCCACATAAGCAATTGCTTCAGTTGACGGCTTAATTGCCGCGTAACCAGGCCAGTATGGTGCCCATGTCGGAGTTCCATCAGTTGCAATGTATTTACAACCCATGAAAACACCCAATAAAGGTACCGTGCCACCTGCGGCAGCACCTACGATATCTATTAACCCACTAGCTAGAGGGATGACTGGAGAACCAGTCCAAATTAAACTTGTTGTTCCACTACTTGAGCCTTCAAAGTTAATAGGATACGCATTAACACCTTGGTTATTATAATTTGAGCCTGATCTTTCGTAAGGACGTAGACCAAAAGCTGCATCTATATTAGCCATGTTATGTCTCCTTTAGACTATAGCGGTAACATAGATCTTGACCATCAAGATTTTTTGTCGCCACCAAATGTGACACGTGATTGTCTCTCTTTAGAAATTGGCATTGATGGATGTTCCTCTTTCATTAAATCATTATCAACAGATTTTTGCTGATCATTTGTCAAATTATGAAAATATTCATCTCTTGACTCTTTAATTTCAAGCGGACATCTCATTAACATTAATCCACCAACAGCTATAATGCCTTTAAATTTTCCCTCAGTTAAATGAGGTAAATCTAATCTGTCTGGATATTCATCTGCTCTCACAGGTTCATATCCTGATCTGAGTCTAGCGGTTACATTCTTATCGTCTGCATTACCCCTAAATTCATATCTAACCCACCGATGGTGAAAACCTTCAGGTGGTTCAGGTGCATCTAAGTTTGACGGTGGAACCCAACTTTTCTTACGAGAAGTTAGTTCACGAGTCTCTTGTTTGCGTGAGGTTTTTTTAATTGTTTCAGTCATTTACGCCTCCTTCACGTGTTTTGCGTATTCTTCAAGTGGCACACCAAGTCTTTTAGCTATTGCTATCTGGGAGGGTGTGAGTCTCACAACTTTACGTCCAGCTTTTGTCGATCTATTAGCAGAGGCTACCGCTTGGACGGGACGGCTACCTTTGTTCTTATCCTCGAATTTATGAGGAAACTCTTTTTTAATTCGTTTGTCAAGCTCATTATAGTACTCATCTGTCTTTCCGTCAAATCCTTCTTCTTGTAAAAGTTTTTTATGGATAGATAAGGCAGTGTAAGTCATAGCTTCGTCCGTGCCAAACCATTTATTTTTTCCTGCCCAAGCTTCTGCTTTAGGATCAGGTTGTGGTTGTGGTTGTGGTTGTGGTTGAGACTGTGATTGAGGAGAACTATTTTTTATATTTTCTTTAATATTTTCTCTTTGTTTAATAGAGGAATTCGCTCTTTCTTCTTCTATTGCCAATCTAGCAATAGCTTTTTGAGCCTCTACTTGAGCTTTAACATCACCAGCATTAATAGCAGATTGTAAAACACTTTGAGCTTTATCCATTTCTGATTTAACTCTTGCAGAGTATTCATTTATATAGCCCTCGTCTACTTTAGTTATTTTACCTTTTAATTCATCTCTTTCAGATTTTATAGAGTTAGCATATTTTAAAGCTTCTTCTTTTTGTCTTTCAGCTTCTCTTATTTTAAAAGTTAGCTTGTCAATTCTTTTTTTTACAGATTGAGAGTACTCTTCTTCTTCATTATGTTCTTTAGTTTCTTGAACATCGTCATTTTCTACTTCTTCTGTAGTTTCAATTGTTTGATTTACATTTTCTTTATTTTCATCTTTTATTTCAATATCCATTGAATCTCCAGATGTATCAATAGGTACAGTTTTATCTGTTTCCTGTTGAGTGTTTATTACAGTCGGCATGGTCCCTCCATGTTATATTAAGTTAGGTGGCAGTATATCTCGTGGATCGTCAACAACTGCCTGAACTTCGTCTTCGTTAATAATCCTTAATTCACCACCATCGATCGTCAAACGTGATCCTGCATATTTGGTAATGATAACCCAATCTCCCTCTTTACACCAAGGCCCTGTTGGATATCTAGTTTTGTCTTTATAAGCTAAGTCCCCTACTTTTAAAACTTTACAGACATTAGTAGAAACTTGAGCTTGCTCAATTGTTTCATCAGTAAGATGTAATCCTCCTGATGTTTTTCTTTCCAATTTTAAAGGAAATAAAACTATTTTCCAACCACAAGGTTTTGGAACTTTTTCTAACTCATTCTTTTGTTTCTCTTTTTTCTTACCATCCCACACATGTTTTGGCATAATCAATTTACTCATTCTAGCTCCGTTTTCTTTAGCAGGTCCGTGAGTTCCTGTTCTTCTTGTTTAAGTGCATCAAGTTTACCAGTAAGATATCTATAATCTTCCCAACTTTTACACAAGCCACCTAATATAGCTTCTTCTACTTGCTTTTGTCTAGCAATTAATTGTTTTTTATAGTGTGTAAAAAAATTTTCTAAGCGCATGATTTCATTTGATCCGATAATTTTTTACAACGATTAGGAGTTTGACGATTCCATTTCGAGTCCAACATTTCTAAACTCGCGCCATTAAAATCTCGGTTCTGCAGGCATTTCCACATATTACGGAACTTGGACACGCCTGATTTTCCAAGTTGATATACCATTTCGGTAATGGTATGCTGCGCGATTGTAGGCAAATTAGATGTATTATATTCTTCCATTAGCATTCTTGCCTGACCAATTGCTTTATTTAAATCTTTATCAAATACGTCTTGTAATTCTTCTTTGGTATATGTTTTACCATCTTCAAACTTATCTTCATGTACTACTTTATGACCCCACCCAATTGTGCGAAATCCTTCCGTATCCATATATACGTGATCTCTAAATCCTTCAGATAATTTTACGGAACCAGCTAATTCGTCGTGTGTCATGTAAATATTCTTGTTGTTGGTCTTTTGTTAGATAACATTCTACCAAAACCTCTTGGATTTACGGTTATATATCCTCCATTAGATTTTTTTACAATAGTTTTTACATTAGTCGGTTTACCGCCTGGATTGCCTGCGGCTCTTTTTCTAGATACGGCTGATCTTTTTTGAGACGAACTCATTGATCTTGCTTTTGCAATTGGCACACATTTTGGATATTTTCTTTTACTTCCTTTAGATCTACCACATGGTTGATATTTACCATCTTTTTTAGGAGCACCTATGTCTACCCATTTTTCCTTAACCCACTCTCTTAATCCTTTTTTAGCCATTATGCTACTGTGGTTACTTTCCTTCTATTTTCTTTAATACCACCACAACCTTTAGCGATACCACCTTGATTATAGTTAGATACTTTTTTTCGTTGTTGAGAAATTTTATTAATCATTCCTCCATTAGCTTTTTTCTTTGGTTTTTTTCTACCGCCCTCGACCGTTTTGCCAGAACAAATTGAACTTGCATACATGTTAGCATATGCACTTGGATATACTTTAAATTTACGTTTAGCCGCTGCTTTACCTTTTGCACAAAGTTTACCCATTATTTTTTTCTTAATCTAGATAATGTTTTTGCAAATCTTGCTCGTTGACCGAGTTTACCTTTTGCTTTTGCAGCTTTGTTTAATTTACTTGTAGGAATTTTTTCACCTTTTTTAACGCCAAGAGATTTACGCAAAGCTCCAGGTTTTTTAATTGCTTTTTTAATATCTAACTTACCGCCTTTAGCAAATGAGACAGGTGTATCAATAACAGATCCTTCTCTAGATCCTTTAGCCATTCCACCCTTTTTTTTCTTAATAACTCCTCTACCAATTAAAACATCTTTACGAGTTATTTTACCATCACCACTTAAATCTTTTAATTTTCTTTTTTTCATTTTGTTAATCCTTTTGCCTTTTCGAAGGTGCGAAGGCCAGATACGCCGAGCATTGAAGTGACAATTGCTAGAAGGGGCCCAGTTTCTATGGCAGGTGGTACAATGTCCATACCTGAGAATTTTGCATACCAATCAATAAGAGGAGATAGGATAAAGGCAAAGAATAGCGCTAGGGCTCCGCACCAGCCAATCGCTGGTCGCCACCCAGCAACGAATACGCTACGATGGGTGGCTTCCTTTGCATTAACATCTAATTGCTTTTCTGCAAGCTTTTGTTGTAAGCGTTGCATTAATATTTTTTTATCTAATTTCTCTTCTTCTGATGTATGAAGTTCATCGACAACTTTTGAAATGGTTGCTAAGGCTCCGCCTTTTCCACCACCAAGTAAACCGCCGAGTAAATTAAGCACTATGCTGCTCCGCCTGTCATCCAGCTAATTATCCATAGAACAACGATCGCTACAATAGCGGCCTTAATCCAGTCCTTCATTTTCCAATCTGACCACTCTTTAATATGTGACCATAGATCTTTTAATAGGTTCATATAACCTCCTTTGTTAAGTAGCGAATTATACTATTTTAAACCTTTGAATGCTACCTTTTTAATCTGTACTTTACTACGTTGACCTTTAGGTCCAGATCCTAAGTTTTGTGTAACTTTTGGGCCTTCCATAGTAGCGCTATAAACATCAGCTATTGCTGTTTTATTTACATGAGGGCCTGAATAAGGGTTCATGTTGTTAGAAACAGTCATTTTAGCATTAGGATATAGAGAACCATTTATAAATTTTGGTTTAGGATTGTTAAGTGCCATATTATCTCCTAGTGTATTGTGGGTTTGTTATCTTCTAATTCTTGTATCGCATGTTGCACAAATAGTAAAGCATCGTGTTCTTTGTATCCTTTACC